ATCAAATTTTGTAGCTGTTGGTGTTTGAAGAACGTGTGCATCCTCATAAGTTGTTCTTGCAAGTGTGCCTGTAGACCAAGCTTGTTCTACATAGTTATATGTAACTACTCTATCTATTTGTGTAGAAACTGCCTTTGGATAGAACCAATTAATTTCATTGTATAAACTATTGTGTCCCGCAAATACCATTTCACCATTTGTAAAATTAACTCCTAAACTATCTCCTTGTGTTGTAAATATAAAATCATCCACTGTACAAGGTAATGTTTTAACTGTACCATCAAATATAAAGAAGTTACCAGAATCACCCATCCAATAAACCGCACCATCTACGAATACTGCAGCGTGTTGTCCAATACATCCACAGTTAGATCCAACTTGACGTATGCTAAATGTAAATGGTGGTCCTACAAATTGCATAGTATAGGCTGCTTCATCTGTTAAAACTAATATATAATCTTTACCTTTAACAGCAGCTACAATTCTACTACCATTATCTAATCTAAATGTACCTGCAGTATTAGTAGAAGTTGGTTCATATACTTCAATATCTTCTTGATCTGAAAATCTAATAAACATTGGATCCTGTGTACTAGGTGTGCCAATAGTTGTTTCAGTTCCAAAATGAACTAAATGTCTGTCTCTATCTGATACTCTTGTTAAAACTGAAGCTGTAGGATTACCTGCTATAATAGTTGCACGAGTTGAAACTCCTGCTCCAGCATTAGGATCCCATTCAAATGTTGAACCATTTTTAATAGTTGCTATTAATGTCTCTCCAAAATTATCTAGAGACCAGGAAGCAGCGGCTAATGTTGTTGTAGTTGTATTTGATTCTAATCCCCAACCAACCCAACTTGAAGCATTAGTTACAATAGCATTATCTAAATGTGATGCTGCAGTTGTACCATTAGCACCTCTCACACAACCTGTAAAAGTTGTTCCAGTTAAACCTGTATAAGTAATTAATTCAGAATCAATATCTATTGTACCGGTGGCTGGAAATCCTGTTGTTGAATCAACGGTAACTGTTGTTGTTGAATTATTTAATGCTCCATTTAATTGATTTGTAATTGATGTTGGAATTGATCCACCCCAATAACCTGTTCCCCATCCATATGCAAATGATGCAGATAATGGACCTACAATTACATAAGGGTTTGTAGTAATTGTTCCACCTGCAGTAACCCCTGTTCCTGTTTCTGTTACAGGCATAGTAATTGTAAATGTATTTGCGGTTGGTACTGTTTTAACTTCAAATGAGTTGGTTGTAAAATTTGCTGCTGTAAAACTTGTTGTAGGACTACCTGGTGTTGTTACACTTGAAAAATTAACTAAATCACCAACCAATAAACCATGAGCAGATTTGTTAATAGTTACAGTTGCAGAACCTGTAGTTGATGTATAGGTGCAACTTGTTAGTGCTGTTTTAAGTGGTGTAATATCATAAAATTCTCCATCAAAAAGAACATATAAAACTTTATTTGTTCCAATAACTACGTAACGTCTACCAGTTAAATCAAAATAAGAATGTATGTCTCTAGCTGCCCCTACTAATATGGATGTATTAATTTGTTGCCAACCACCTATCTTTTCAGGAGATCCGTATTGAAAACGTATATTATCTCCATCAATCCAGCGCCCCTCTGCTTGAGAGGCAGTATCATTCTTATCAAAGCCTGAAGGCAACGGTATCTTTTTTAATGGCATATTTATGGTTATTATACCATCAATTGAATATAGCTAAAAGATTGTAGATATTTTTAAAGGCATAGGTTTTTTATACCCCATATCTATATATTTAACAATAAAGAGTTACTTACTAATAGAATTGGTAATTATTTTTCTAACAGCCTGCAAATTAAAATGTATAAATCTAAATGGTTCTATACCATAATCCACTGTAAATTGATGTTCTAAATATGCAGGGAAAAATATTAAAGTGCCGGGGAATGGTTTAATATGTATTTTATTACTTGCAAATGTTAATTCATTCTCATCTTTTAATGGGAGTTGTGACATAAGCTTAGCTGTTCTTGGATCATGGAATACTGGATAAGAGGTTTTATCTGAACATTTTAAAAAATAAAAACCAGATATGTGGTTATCATAGTGAATATGTCCTTCATGATGTCCTCCTCCTTGTTCTGCAAATTCTTGAACCCACAATTCAGTAAGATACAAATTATAATTATTTAAATCATAACCCATATCTTCTAATAAACTATAAGACTTTGCTTTTACATAATTATTAAATTCTTCAAAATTAATGTTATTATTTAATGGTAAAGAATGATGTGTCATTCCAAAATCTTTTACATCTTTATTAAATTTTATTTTATGTTCTTCGATTATTTTTTTATTATCTTTTTTTGCATTATCAATATAAGGATCACAATATAAATTTAAGTTATTTAACCATTCATTTTTTTGTTCTAAAAAAATAGGAGTAATAAAAGTTTTAATCTTTTCTGAACTCATTTACCCTCAATCTTAGTATTGTCGTATGTAAGTTTTTCTTGTGTATCTTTTTTAAATTTCAAATTCCATTCAGAAACCATTTGAACTAATTTATTTCCAAAATGTCTTAAAGCCTCATCAGATAAATGTATTTTTCCTTTTTTTAAAATTAACCATCTTTCTTTGACAGAAAATTCTATATCACAAGATCCATTTTCGTATTGTTTAAATTTCATCTAGGGGTTCCCCATATTGTTCTTTTATCTCTTAACCAATCTTTATTTTGACCATTTTTATCTACATAATGTAAAAATGTTTGAGCGTGCCAATCTCCTTTAAATTCTTCTCTCCAATGTTCTATCTCACAACCTAAATATATGGCAGCATCCCCTGGCTCCATATTTATTTCTATTCCATCCATATAAATTGGCCAACGAGTTCCATCTGATCCTATCATTACTGTAACACTTATTTCACAAGCTGGTCTATCTTTATGTTTTTTAAGATCTGCATTTATTGTATACATTCTCCAAAAAGCATAAGTACATAATAACTCTAAACCCGTTTCTTTTTGCATTAATTCTAATTTATTTATCATTAAAGATTCCATTAAAGGATCACCATAAAAAAAAGTATCACCATTATCATTTTGAATAAAATCAAAAGAGTCAAAATTTATTCTGTGTTTAATTCTACAATAATCTGTTAATAATTTAATTTCTTCTTTAGTTAAGAAATTTTTAATTAATTTGTATTTAAAATCTTTTATAGTATTCATATTAAAAATAATTTATATTAATTAAAATTCTTCTTTTAATGTCCGATTGTACTAATGCACAATGATCTATTTGTGAATCAAAAATAAGCATTCTATTTTCAATACTATCTATTTTTATTTTTTCATTTATATCTAAAATAGTAGCACCATTATTAGTATTCATATAAAATATAGCTGTTTTACATTTAAATTCAACATCTGTATGAAAATATAATTTTTTATTTTCTTTTTGTTTTAAAAATAAATTTGCTCTTGATTGTATTAATGCTTGACAATTTAATTTTTCATATATTTTATATAAAAAATAATTAAACTCATTAAGATTATTTGAATAATTATTAAAAAAACTTAACGAAAAATACCCAACGTCATCTATATCATTAATTGAACCTGTTGTTTGAGAATTTTTATAAAACCAAGGTACATTATGTGCATTAAATATTTCTTTTTGAAATTTATAAAAATCTTCTTTTTCTAAAAAATTATCTATTATTTTATAATCTAAAGTGCCCATGCTACAACTGAATACCTTGTTCCTTTCGTTACTGGTTTTACTGTATGTGGATATAAAAAAATACTTGGCCAGATAATCATTCTATTTGGTTTTACTTCCACTTCCCATTCTCCTGAACCATCTGGATTTCTAAAGCAAAGATTTCCGCCTTCGTAATCATTATTTAATAGCAATATACAACTCATAGTTCTGGGAATGTTTGCAAAATGATCTACATGCCAAGTGTAAAAACCAGTATTTTCATATTTTAAAATTTCTATGTTTAAT